ACCTTCCGGACCAGGACCTATAGGGTTAACTCCTTGCTTTACAGAGGTTTCATTTAAATTCATATTACCTACTGTGTATAATAAATCTAATCTTATACCTCTTCTTGGTTCATACATATTTGAATCAAAAATCAAATATTCTTGTGTAAACCCTGCATATTTAGTAAAATATTCTACTGCTATCTGAATATTTTCACGTAATTGATCTGTGTGAATCTCAAGACTTATTAACGGATAACCTAAAGATCTTTTAATTCTATCTCCTAAATTATCATAAGTTTTTATTTTACTGTTTAAATTTGTAGATAAAAATGCGGAAAGTGGCTTAATATTGCATGCGAGTGCCATAAAAATATTTATTCTAGCATAAATAAATATATGGCATTACCACCAACATCAAATGCAGGGACTGTTTACTTTAATAGAAATCAATGTCGTAGCTTCGAACAACAGATAACTACCGCTTTAACTAAATTATCCGCGGGACCGGCACCAGCTACCGGTTTTCCATGCTCAGAGGTGTTTATTAAACATAACATGGGCGGCGGTATGTTATATATCTACGACAGAGCTGAGTTACATACATCTGGAGTACCAGAAGATGAATGTAGATGGGCTCTTTCAGCTGGTGAGTCATTTACTTTTAGAGGGTTAACTAATATAGATCAAGTTTCTGCAAAAGCTAGTGCTGGAGTTGCAACGATACATTATAGAACTCAATTTTATAGTTCTAATGTTTCAACTAGTTAATTAAACTTCAGCGTCGTCTCCAGCAGGTTCAACATCTGCTTCTGTATCAGGAGCATCAACATCAGCTGGACCTCCACCAAATTCAGGTATAGCGTTATCACCGCCGCCTACTCCTCCTCCTTCACCACCTACAGGTTCAGTTGCTCCTGCGATATCACCTGCTACTGCTTGCTCTTTCCAAGCTGGACCAGCAGCTTGAATTTGTGACATTTCCCATTGCAGCTCTGCATCTTTTCTTAGAAACTCTCTGTTAGCAAGTATATCTCTATCTTTCCAT